CAAATAAAACCGTATTTGGTTCCCCCTATAAACAATGGGTATACGACAAAAGCATCGCCAGCGCCAAAGCCGTTCCTTCTATAAGCGGCGATGATGGAGCCCTTGCCGCAGGAGAAAGTGGCATGATAGTGGACTACGAAAACGGACGGGTATTGTTTGACGACACCGTCTCTACGTCCGCCAACATTAGCGGGGGCTATTCTGTTAAAAATTTCAACACCTATGTTTCTAACCAAAACGAAGAAAGCCTAATTATTGAAGGAAAATATAAGCTCAACGCAAGATATACCCGCGAATTAACCTATGTACAACCATACGAAGAAGTGGTACCTGCGGTTTTTCTTTCAACGACAACCACCACCAACGAACCGTTTGCCTTTGGGGGAACGGATAATACCATCACCCAAATAACCGCTGTCGCTTTCGCGGAAAATACCTACCAACTGGATGGAATTTTGTCTATTTTTGCAGACTCCTCTAAAGAGGTTTTTAAAAACGTTCCTTATACCGGAGCCCCTTTGGACGAGTTTGGAGACGTGAAAAGCTCCTATTCCACCGGCTACGATTATAATAATGTAGCAAACAACTATCCGACAGACATTTGCTTTATACAAAACACCACAGTTTCTAAGATTTCTGACCGAATGGACAAGTTCATACCCCTTCCTTTATATGTGGGTTTTATGGACTTTGAAATCAACAAATACCGTAATCCACGACAATAAAAGTTCTCAAACGCCTGTTTTGATTGTAACTATTTTTAATAAAACTTTAAAATAGTATGGCTACATCAAGAAACAGAATTATTTATCAGAGTCAGGCGCTATTTATAGCCCCTAGCTCCTCAGGCTACCATATCCAAACCGGCGCTTTCGGAGGTCTGCCGCTTGGGAGCGGTCATGGTAGCGGCATGGTACTAAGCCGAGACGAACCCTATAACCTTAAATGGTCAGGTTCCCCGGCTCGTGTTTACAATAGCGGCATTTACAATAGAAGCCTTCTAGAGCCTCTGGAAAGAATTCAATCTGCTAATTTTAATTTTACAATTAATAGGCAAGATATTAACGAGTTCGGCCAGTTGGCCCGACTGGATTCTATCGTAATGGAATCGCCTACTGTAGGATTGGATTTTAACTACTATCTTACTGATGGTGGAAACGAAAGAAAGATGGGATTTAATGTGCCCACTTCTACCCCTAATAACGCTAGCATGGGGCGTCCTAGTGCTACCGCTGCCTATTGGAGCGGCGATGGCTGTATATCTGGTTTTTCAGCGCTTTCGGGCGTTCTGAATGATCCCCAAGGCAACAACTATTTTATTACGGTTGTTCCAGATGGTGAGGACGTAGAGGGACAAAAAAATATTGGTGGCACCACTGATTTTGATGTGATTGCCATTGGTAATGGTTTTGTAAGTGATTACACTGTTGAAGCGTCGGTAGGATCAATTCCAACGGCCAGTGTTACAGTGGAAGGCTTCAACATTAAGGTTGACGACAGGCTTTCTGGTGCTGCGGCAACATTTGTAAGCAGCACTACCAAGCAACTTGGCAACGCCATCATCAACGACGAAGGAGTTCCCGGTGTAACCTTGGCGGGTAACAGCGGCACAAATCGTTACGTTTTCCAAACAGGTGTTGGAAATACAGGTGCACAATATGGAGCACAAGGATGGACAACCAAAGGTAAATCCTTTAATGTCTCGGGTGACGCTGGTGTAGCGGCCTTGAGACCCGGTGATTTGACCTTTTCAATGAGTGACTCCGGTAGTTATATCGGTTTGACCGATATGGATGGTGATGGTGCAGCCCATATTCAAAGCTTCACTATTAGCGTGCCTTTGAGTCGTACCGTTTTGCAACGGTTGGGTAGTACCTTTGGTTATGCTCGTGTGGTTGATCTTCCGGTGGATATTAGCTGTACGGTATCGGCAATTGTTTCTGAGCTTCAGAAAAAGAATCTTTTTTCTGAGCTTTGCTCCAAACAAGTACACAACTTCACGTTGAGGTTGGCAGATTCTACATGTACCTCTTCAGGTAAAACCAAATTGTCATTTACGGTCAAAAACGCGAGGTTAGACAGCGAAACCTTCACCAACGCAATTGGAGATAACGAGTCCGTTGATATGGCATTTACCGCTCAAATTGGTGGCGCAAATGACGTAAACAATGGTTTGTTTATAGATGGTTCTTACCCTCGTTTCCGCACATTGCCTTACTGGCCCTTGGGACAAGTAAAGGATGATGACGCCGCTTATAAGGGCGACCCTGTATCAACCAATCCTTATTAAAGCTTAGTTCTTAATAGTTCAAAAGCCGCCGAGGTTTTCCTTGGCGGCTTTTTGTTGGCTTTGAGTCTAATTGTTTGGCTTAAGGCCAATAAACATAATTAGCAGCAGTCCCCGTAGGGCCCGCAGGAGCGTCTGTACCGGCCACTTGAAGAGGGGTGGCTCCATAGATATTATATTTGGCTGTAAGTAGCTTGAGGTGCTCTTGTGCGTCATTAGCGAGCCCTCTGTATGTCTTGGCTATTTCGTTTTTATTGGTACGGGTTATCATAGAGTCGCCGTCCCTCAACGTAATAAAATCAACCGAACTATCAATGTTTTTAAGTACACTTCTGGTTTTCTTTTTGTAGTATTCTACTAGATAGACCTGCTTGAATATTTCGGCCTCTTCGAATTTGAAACCCCCTGTGGGTACTAAGGCTGTATCCCCGGAATTTGCTCCGTCAGTCATCCCAGAGCCAGAAAAAGAGGTATAAATTTCAGTATTTAAAAGCCCAACATTGTTTTCCAGCCACCCAGAAATAGCAGATAGCGCTTGATAGCCGGTATCGCTATCAAATTCGTCGCGATAGATGCCCGTCGCAATCGTGCTAACAAAATAAGGAGTCTGTTGTCGATTAGAGTTCCATGCCATGGTAACCTAATTTACACTTAAAAACCTTCGCTTAGAATCTTTTTGGCGGCTTCATGGTTGGGATGATCCGGATTACAGACCGACGTTTCCTGCTGAAGCACAATGGTTTTATTGCCTTTGGTTACTCTAGTAAACTCTTTTCGGAGCTTTTCTTTAAGCTCTCTAGTGTTGCCGCTGGCAAATAACCTAACCTTACCACAGAGATTTTGAAGGTCCGCCAAAGTCATTTCTTTTAGATTTTTTTCAAAAATTACGTTATCATTGGTTCCAAAATGATTGACCTCATGAACCCCTAAAATATCCTCAAGCTCTTCAATGTGAGCGACGGTCTTGTCGTCCAGTTTTCCACTAGAATAGCGCAATTCATTAAGTTCGAGCTTCTTTTTCTTGGTGGATGCTGTGGCTGTTTTTCTAGGCGCGACCTTCTTCGTCGCCTTCTTTTTGGTGCTTTTTCTTTTTGCTGCCATATATAATAATAGTTTACACAGGATTTTTTCAAAAAAAAACTCCACCCCAAAACGGGGTGGAGCTGAATTTCTATAGGAAGGGCTGATTACATAATCAAACCAACCAAAGCGCGGTTGTCAAGAACCATGCGGCCCTCTTCAAGAGCACCATAGTAACCGATTCGCTGTTGCCTAATGGAGAACTGGTCGTCCGCCGTTAAGTTGAACTCAGAACCCGTGTCCGAATCCACAGCAATAGCACGCACCAGCGCATCACGACTGCGATCCAAACCAACTATGATCTGTTCCGTAGCTCCAGCAAACTGACTCGAAGCGCTTGTGGAACCGTGATCAAGATAATCGGTAGTGCCCGCCACAGTGTCAAACACTGTGTTGTAACGCTTGCCGTCACCAAGCTCAAGGATTTCCATGATATTGATACCGAAGAACTCAGTAATACCACTAGACTGCCAGACCTCATTGCGCACCGCATCCGTCGCCGGAATAGATGAAACGCCTGACGTTGCCTGACGGGTATTTACGGGGTTATAGGCCATTGACCTAATTTGCTCTACCACCTCTGGAGAAACCAAGAGGTCAGTGATACCATGTCGAGCCCCTGTTGGGGTACCTCCCGACCAAGAAGCATTAACGCGCTTAGCTTTAGTGATAAGCTTGTTAATGTCATTCAGCTGGAAGATGTTTGCAGCAGTAGTACGGAAAACGTTACGGTTTAAAGCTGAAAACGCAGCTTTTCCGTTTGTTGCCTCCGCAAGAGCTGTCATCAACAGGTTAGAAGAAGTTCTCTCCTGTTTCAAAAGCACCTCTTGGGCCACTCGTGTGAATGTTTTTCCGATCACGTCCAACCGTGAACGAGAGGCATACTTTCTGTCGAAAGCAACCGCACTGTCCAAGGTGTAGGTTGTGAACTTGAGCTCTGAAGCTGTAGGCTGTACCATATTGGTAGGAAGACCTCCAGCAACAGACTGACTATAAACCTTGATATAATCTTCGTCAAAAACGTTATAATACAGATCTAACGGAAGAGAAGGGTTGTCATCAGCGTTGTACTGAAGCGGGGTGAATAGGTTGCTGAGGGTCGGAGCGTTATTAATAACTTCCGACACAACGGGACCAATAAACTCCGCTAAAGCAACTTGCGCAGCATAAGCGGTATCGCGATTCTTAGAGGCCATAGCCTTAATAAGCTCGACTTGCTCAGGCGTTCTTTTTAATGTAATTTTCATTTTATTATAATTCCTTTGCGTTGCTATTAGCCATTGTCTGATACGCCCCATGATGCGGCAGCATCAATGTGAACCATCGCGTACTGTGCTGTACCCGTACCTGCAAACTCATCAGCCTGCCCATTTTGAGAGGTTCTGTTGCCTGTGGCAACAATATGCCCAACTATACGATGCAAATTCAAAAGATCTGCACTAACTCCGTCCATGGTACCCGCTGTTGCACTAACAACAGCTAAACCACCCGGAATAAATGTAGCGCTTTCTGTATACGCACTGTTCGAAAAGGTAAATAAACCTCGTGTGGCGACCGGAACGGCTTGGCCGCTCAGAACCGCTTGTAACTCGTCAGCTTTAATCGGATTATAGATGAGCTTCTCACCGTTCTCATCGTTTGCTATAGTCTGATTAAGCGTAACGCCTAATACGGGAGCTCCGGTTGTGGCGGCGATACACCGTAGAGGGACTTGAGGGTATTTGTCGGCTCCCAAAAAGGGATAGTCCGTCTTACCAAGATAACTAGAGGAAGACGCGAACTCAACCACATCTTTCTTCAGATTACCACTCAACACCTTTACGAGCACACCTGCACTACCGTCCCCATCGGTTGATGGATTGTCGTCGACAATCTGGTTGGCAAACAGGTTGATCACATCGTGATCACTGTATTGCCGGAATGGATATAGTCTTAATGCCATAATATTTTAATAAGTTATTGAAACTGTTTCAGGGTTAAAAGCCTTTACGAATTTGTCCCTAAGAGACTCTTCCTTCGAAGAAGCTTCATTGTTATTTACAAGTGCAGACTCTTCGGGAACTTCAACGTTCTCGACCAAGTCTTCAACTGTTGCCTCTTCCTTTTCGGAAGCTTTTACTTCATCAAAGGTGGCTAAACGCTTTTGGAGCTCTTCTTCTACCTTCGTCTGAAAGGCCGCTTCCTGCTCTTCCTTGTAGGCTTTACCCTTATGTTTAAGGATAACCCCAAGTTTTTGCTGATAGCTTTCAAAAGCAGCCTCCGAAGACTCGAGCACAACTACCTCCTTGGCAAGGACAGCGCGATCGCTATCATCCAAGTCGTAGTGGGAATCGATGTTTTCCATTCTGCTATTGAACAACTCCTCTGCCTTAGCAGAAGTGATAGTAGCTTCTAAAGAGGATATCTTTTCTTGAGCCTCTTCGAGCTGCTTCTTAAAGTCCTCAATATTAGCTTTGGCTTCCTCAGTGCGAGCAACCGCTTCGGCCTTCTCATTTTCGGCCTCTTCTTTCTCTAGCTTCCACTCAGCATCCTTCTCACGGATCTTATCCATAATATGGGTTGCCATGTTAGCTACAGACTCTTGCGTATACTCGGACTTTTTGCCTAACCTAGAATCGAGGATCTTTTCGAACTCTGTTGTTAATTCTTTTGTGTCCATAGTTTTAAAACTGTTACCCTTTTTTACATTAATTTCTTCGTTTTGGGAAATTTTTAAAATATTATTTTTAATTTTTCTTAAATCGTTTTTTAGGACAGAAGCCTCTTGTTTATCTGATTCGAGCTCCAAACCCTCTTGAATGGCGATTCCTTGTACGTCTGCCGCAGGTTTGGTCGTAAAGCCAATGCCCAACGGAAAGACTTCTCCGGCCACCAAACGATAAACGGGGGTTCCGTCCTCTAAGGTACCATTTCCGTCAAAAGCTCGCAAGTATTTTTCAAATTCTTTAATTTTCTGAGGATCTGTGATAATCTCGGCTTCGCTCAAGTTCTGAGAACCAACTGCAATATTATAATCATTAAAACCAAGCTCCCAGCTTGCTGCAACTTTATTATAGTCCACATCGTTCGGGTCACTAGCCTTTAATAACAGCTCAGCAAACTCGGGGTTCACAGTCTTATAGATTACGGCTGCGAGCGAAATATAAAAAGGATCTACCTTATCTTCAAGTTTACGGGTATTAAGAATTTTTTCATTTTCCATATCAGTAAATGCTGCATTTACGATATGCCCCACCACCTTGTTTTTCTTGTGTTCGATATTCGTAGGCTTGTGGACAAAGTAATCCACAAGGTCTTTTGCGGTAGCTGAATTAATTCCATCGCCGTTTCTGTTGAATCTATTAACAATAGCTGCATTAAAAGCAGCTCCCACCAAATCAATATTGCGATCCAAATTTATACCCTTTGGGATCAAGGGTTTTAAATTATCCAAAGAAGCTACACTGATATTTAAATCTTTTTCTAAATCATCTGTTGCGAAAACTTCGAAGTTAAACTCTGTTTTAAATCTGTAGGGGCCACTCATACCTTGTATGTTACACTTTTTTAATCTTTTGGTGAATTCTTCAAGCTGTGATATAAAATCGCTGACGCATATTCGTCTAACGAATGCTCTACGCTGATATCCGCTACCCCTTTCAAGGTCTTGAGTTGTAAAAGCTGTTGGCTGTTTTTCAGGCAATTGACGCCCGTTTTCTTCCAATCCGCCTTATCACACGCCGAAACAACAAGCTCACAAACCTTTTCTAAAACATTCTTTTGGGCTTTGCTTAACCGTTTCTTTTTGAAAACCTTCTTAGCTTCGATTGTTAGATCCGCATGAAACTTGGTAGTGGCGTCAATGACCTCCTTGATGGTATTGACTGCGTAGGTTTTCTTGGTACCCGTCTTTTCTCCTAGAGGGCGCCCCGGCGATTTAGGGGTTTTATTCTTTTGTTCCTCCATCATTTTCATGCTGCGCGGGTGTTTAATTTCCTCTAATTCCACTTCTTCAGATTCCTCGAAGACCGGCACCCCTCCCACCATAGGATTATACCATCCCTTTTTTCGATCCGCTAAAAATTTCTCTTGGGCGGTTTCCAGCTCTCTCTCAGAAGGAAAGACTCCAGTATCGATAACTTTCATCCCTTCTTCTGGGGGTAAAATTCCCAACTCCATCATACGTGTAATAACGCGCTGGACTTGGTTTTCGTCTTTCATATCGATGTCTTCAAAATGCGCCTTAGGTGACTTTCTAAAGCCAAAATTCTTGCAAATTTGATTTATTTCCGGCTGTAAAAACTCATTTAGAAAAGCCTCTCGCGACTCTCGGAGCCGTTGCAAAAATAACTGGGCCTTAATCGTAGCATTCGCAAACTTTTCTTCTCCTAGTATAACATTCTGTAGACCTTCCTTGATATCTTGGTTTACTATCTCATACTTAGATGGGCCAATTACTTTCTGGAGGTCCGGAATAATAAAATCTGCTTTTGTGGTATAATCACTAACCAATACGCGCCCTACGCTCTGATTGGTAAACAAAGATTGCATGGCTCGCACGTTACGTGGGTTAATGCCCCCCTTATCTGGAGTCGTTCCCATCGTAATCATTAACACTACATTTTCCACTGTACGACAAATAGCTTGATCAATTTTTTTCATCTCCATTTTGAAATTAATATCATCAAGCACCGCAAAACCAAAAGGGACCCCAAAAGGCTCGTAGTCTTGTTTTTTGTAGAAAGCGAATCTTAATTTAGCGGGATCCAAAACAATCATCATCCCCGACGGGGTCCAAGCATTTTCCCGAATGCGCTTTTTAACGTTTGAAGGCAAAGCGTTATACAACTCCCTATCAGCATCGTTCTTAGGATTCTTCAATCTCTCGATTTCGTATTCGCTGAGTATTTTAGAAAAAAAGCGCACATCAAATGACGTCGTTCTTTGGGCGACCACATCAAAGGGATTTAACAGAATATATTTAATAGGGATCTTATTTGTTTGAGCCACAAGCCCCAAATTTCTAATTTTCGCAAACTCGTCAGCTTTAAATTTTCCATCTATAGTAAAAAGAAAAATATTACCACTTCTATAATACTCTCTAAAAAATTGGTCCTTCAACCCCCAAACCCCTATTTTCTTGAACCAAGAATTAATAAACCGTCTAGACGTTTCGTTCCCCCCCTCTAGATAAAGAGGGGAGTTGGCAAAATCAGCCATCATGTCAATAGAATTGCGAAAAATAGCTACATTACAATATGCTTTTTGGCACAACTCAATAGCATCTCTAACATTAACCCCATCGAACGCATACTCATAAGGGAGCATCCCCGACCGAATATTGTTGTACGCATAAAGTTTCGGATTAGTAGCGATTTGATTTCTACGTCGATCAGTAGACCCGCTGCCGCCCCCCATAGGGTTAGAGTTGCGGTTGTACGCTTCTGACGTATAATCGTAAAAAGAATCTCCCAGTAGCTGGGGTTCATAGTCCTCCTTTCCAGCGAGGCTTTCGTAAGGATTGTTGGGGTACTGAAAGTTTTTCTCAAACTTTTTCCAATAGTCTGATCTTTTTGTATATTTCCGCGTGGCCATGTTAAATTTTACACTGATTTAATTAAAAGTGACTTTCAAAAGTCAAAAAGTTAGTTTACGAACATTGGTTCGAATGTTTCTATTATAGTCGATTTGGGTTGTTTTTGCGAATCAAAATAGATTTTTGTCATCCAGTTAGCTAAGACCAAAGCTGAATAGGAGTCTTTTCGGGCTTTATCGGGGCCAGTCTGCCTCCTTAGATTAGAAGGTAAATCAAAAGTTTGAGTGCCTTGTGCGGTAGTGGTGATTTGTATGAGGGCGCATTCGTTTTTTGTCATGTTCATCATGTCGGCTTGATGTTCGATAAAATCGATCATTTTAGCCCCTTTGTTTTGCTTGTCGTATTCTGAGGTGCGCAAGAACTTTAATTCCTCAATAGGTATCATTTTGTTCTTTTGTGCTGTATATTGATCATCAATAGCTTGGCTGGCAAAAAGTAACCGACGGTGATCAAAGTTGGCTTGTAGTAATTCGTTTGCTTGGCGTATCCAGCTGCTCGTAGGTTTTCTTAGGATGACGTGCTTGTTGTCTCCTTTGTTGTATTGCTGTTTATACTGGCGCAGGTTCTCCTGATACTCCTCAGGTTTATCGAAAGGCACTTCTATTTGCTTTAGTTTGATTTCTTTATGTTTGAAAGCTTCGCTTTCGTTACACGCCTGTAAAAACTGTACCCCACCATTGTAGTCGCCGCATATAGCCACAATATTAAAATTCTCCAAGCAGAATAAAAAATATCTAATATGATGCTTTAAAGATGTGCCCGCCAAGGCATAACTGTGAACCAACGTAGCTCTTTGTTGCTCTTCGTTTAATTTTAATATTTGTATTGCAAAATCATCAGAGCTTTCCGTTTGGGACCACGACGGGTCAAAGGCTAATATATATTCAGAGTCAATCCCCCCCTTGACTTCAATAGAAGGTAGTTCTCCGTCCGGCACAGTGCAAAGGGCCATTTTACTTGTCTTGAAGTATCCAGCGCTATCATCTGTGAATGTAGCCCCAAACTCCCTCTCAAACTGAGATTGGCTCATTGTTGATTTGGCTTGGTTGAGTAAATTTTGATCGTATAACTGCTGAGGGGCGCAATCATATGAAAAGTGCATAATGCACCTAGACGCACTATCCTTTTGTTCTTCACGTGTAATATTAAACTCAAATTGCTGATACAGTTTATAGAGATACTCAAATTTATAAGAGGCCGAAGAAAGTGCAATCAATTTGTTGCCGGGCCATATGTGCCTTTCGTGTTCTTCCATGCGACCTTCCTCTATCAGCTGGGTTTCAAGTTTATCTAAATCGTCACGTTGCGTTGGGTTGGTAACTACAGACAAAAATGGAACAATAACTTCGTTATAAATTCTTTCGGGCATCAGCGCAAACTCATCAATAATGATTCTATGAAAACGAAACCCGCGAAGTTTTTCGCCGTCCCCCAAAGGCAAAGCTCGAATACGGCTCGTACCAATTTCCATTAACCACTCATCATTAGTTTTAGAAACTTTGGTTATACATTGTTTGAAAAAATGGGCATCTGGGTGCATAGAGATGTCTTCAATTTTTTTGAAAATCATTTTGGCTTGTCGGAAAGATTTGGATAAAATGCCAATCTCAACACCTTGATTTAAAATCGCATCTAGTGCAGCAAAAATACCCGTCGTAAAAGACTTTGACATTCCCCTAGACCAAACTCCAAGAAAATAATCCGTCTCAAACATCCCCTTAACGGCCATGTGTTGAAACGGAAACAATTTAATCCCCATTAAAAGTTCGGTCGCAAACGTAATATTATTTCTAAGAAACTCATACAATGCAAGTTTTGCTTCATGCTCTTCCAGAAAACCCTCCATTTGTGCCAAGTCGCCATTAGAGCGAAATCGCTGAGGAGGTCTACGCTGTGTTCCTTCTATCCAACTCATGATCTAAAAAATATTGCATATCCGTATCCCAAACATCCTTCCCCGCGCAAAGAAGTCTCGGGATAATTTCAGCCGAAATGGCGCGACTGCCTGTAAACAAAAACTGACAATGACCCTCAAACTCATAACTTAAATCTCGCAACCTCTTTAAAATAAACTCGATGTTACCTCCTCTTTTGAAGGCCCTCTTTGCTTTGATCATTTCTTGCGGTGTAGATTCAATGACCACAAATAAATAAGAATCAAGTTCCCGCACACGCCCCAACTCTCTTTTGAAGCGTTCATAATTTGCATTACTCAATGTCGAGTGTAAATCCGAACCTGCCTTCCGGTCTACATAAGTGTAAGAATATCGTTCTCCAATCGCAACATAATCCCCAACCTCTAGTTTTAAATTTTCTTGGTGACAATCGAAAGATAAGGGTTTTTGCTCTCGAGTATCTATGGCAATAGTAAGATCCCTTGGTAACGCTTGTGAAAAAAATCCTTTGGGTAATTTTTTGAAATAAAGTGGGCGCAGCCCCACTCTTTCTGCGGCCTGATTATAGCTACCAAATATTTTCTTGTAGATATCTATGTCTGGCAAAAAACAGCTTTTAGTTTCTAGGTGAAACGGAGCGTAGGGCCTTTCTTTTTTGAGTTGTCTTTTTTCCATTAACGACAAAATATATTTGCCCACCTCTGAAGAGGGGGCGCTCTTGCACCACTTTCTAAGCTGTTGCTTTGTGGAAAAATCCCTCTCAAAATACTCTTCAAATTTTTTAAACGGCAACGGCTCTCCGGTGAGTTTATTCGCCCGTGGATAATGAAGGGTATAATATTCTGCTAAAGATAGGCCGTGCTGCTTTAGGTGTTTATGCAACGACCCCCTCCCCTCGAACTCCTTCTTGCACTCCGCACAGCGAAACATTTTTTTGCAGACTCTTTCCATTATATTACCTCTCGTTTACTGATTCCTAAAACTCGAGACTTCCAATCAACCATTTCTTCTAGCTGATCCGCCTCTTTTTTAACTAACGTTTTTTGCATATCCGCCATTTTGATCATCAGTTTTCTTTCGTCCTCTTCTTGAAACAACTGTACTAATGATAAAACAGAAGCGTTTCTCTGTTGTTGGTTGGATATCCTTTTCGCTCTTTCTCCGTTTAGCTTTGCAATCATTTTATCTATCCTATTTGTGCATTGATTATATTCTTCAGATTTAGTTTTAAGCATTTCTGTCAGGCGCATTGTCAAATCATTTTGCCCCTCTGTATCATCAAACATTAAATTAAGTTTTTGTTTTTGTTGTTCAATCTCCTTAAGATTAATATAGTCCATGCATACATTGATGTATAAATTCAATTCATCTGCTGTTAAGTCTGGCTTATCCCATGTAGACCTAATATATTCGGATTCTAAAAGTTCGCGGTTTTGTTTTGTTCCATAAGCGTTGATCACCTGAATGAAGCGAGGGGCCGAAAGATAAGTTAATAATCTTTCTAAACATTTTTTGTCCGCAACACTTATCCTCTCAATGTCAAACTCCTTGAAAACAACCTTGTTAACTTTTTTAATAACAGTTGTCATAATCTTTGGAGGGGCATAACGATCTCCGGTTATCTCGTCTCGCAAATTGGTTATATTGGGAAATTCCTTATTAATAAAATCAGACAGCGCGATAAATTTTGCGCTCTCATAAAAACCCCTATTATTGGTTTCCTCGGTCCACAATAATTGCGCAATCTCTCTTTTTGTCATTTCAGCACAATAGTGTCTGTGCACAAAGTCTTTCTCGTTGTCCTGTAAGAAGTATTTGCTACTTTTTTTCTTTACTTTGGTGCGATACTCAAAACCTTTTTCAACCCAAAATTTTCTCAAGGCGCGCCCCCTGATGGTGCTCCCCTTCTCGTTCGGATCCTCAAACAATTTTTTTGTGGCTTCATTAAGATCTCCATCGAGCTCCTTAAAAAGCTGTAAGGCACGCCCCTTTTCCTCTTTTGTTAAAAAATACTTATTCATAAAAAATATCCTCTTTTTGAATTATTTTCTTCGCCATAACTTTGTATTGGTTTTTTAAATTCTTAATTTGCTTGTAGCCAGCCTTTCGACCCCTTTCGTTACTTTTATAGCCCAATATGCGCGCAACCTCCTCCTCGTTGATACCGTCAATAAAAAGCATTTTATATACAAAATAATGACGAGGAGTTAAAGTTCCCCTCATTCTAGTATGCAACGCCTTGGTAGCCCTCCCAATGTCAAAATGATCTTCGGGTTCGGTGTTTTGGGTATAAGCATGAAACTCTAAAGAAAGGGGCATTTTTATATCATAAGCATTTTTCTTGGTTTTTTCCCATTTGGCAAAAAGCTCACATTCATTACACTGAAGCCCGCTAGGCGTAAGCCCACACAAGCTTGCCAGCTGTCCTTCTGCTTGTTCTTTTGATTGGTTATATTCACAATTTAGACAGGGGCGCGCAAAATTAGAATAATTATTACGTAAAATATTTTTTAATTGATTAGAAATGATTTTATTCACCCATGGCTCCAGCGGACGCGATTGGTCCCACTGATTCCATTTTTTGAAAATATGTGCGCGAATAATTTGAGCTACGTCATCAAAGTCGAACCAAGCAATGGCGTGAAGGTGCCATTTGTAATATCTTTTGCGTATCTCGTTGTCTATTACTTGCGATTTGTCTTCGTAGTTTTCATTCTGTTCCATCCTCGCTTATTTGTGGCTCTTGTCGTGGCGCGCATTCTGCCATAGACTTAGAAAGGAACTCTTCTTTTGTTAATTTTTTATATTCTTGGGAAGAAGAAGGGCGCGCTTCAACTTCGTTTGGATCGAGGGGATTATTGAATAATTCCCCCAAAGTAACATTTTTGGGCTCCATTTCAATCGAATAGTCTAACTTTTCAATCATTGGAACCTCTTCCTCTTTTTCTTCTTCAGGGCCTGTGGAGGCGGTAGCTGTGTCTCCGCCAAACTTTTTGCCACATGTTTGACAAAACTTAGGTTTGTTTAGTGTATAGACGGCTCGTGCTCCGCAGTCAGGACAAAATATACTAGCCATTGTTATATATTTTTAATTTTTGGGATGTTTTCAATTTTATTTACTATAAATTTTAAAATTTCACTCCTCATAATGTCATCCTTGGTAAACTCAAAACAATGAATACCCTCGTCTGAACTCTCCTTATCGTTAAAGGCCTTCCACATCGTCCGAAAACCGGTTTTTCCGTTAATGTCCGACTGAAGAGGGTCTCCGCAAATGAACATTTTCGTGCTTTTTCCAATGCGTGTGACTAGAGTCACAAGCTCTTTAAGCGTAAAGTTTTGAGATTCGTCAGCAATGATTAATTTATTAGACCAATTGGCCCCCCTTAAATAATTGACAGGGGCCGCTGAAATAATTTTTTCTTCTGTAAGCATTTTAATTTGATCGCTGGCTAAAATCTCTTGCATTTTATCGGTTAACGGCATCATAAACGGATGAAATTTTTCCTCTACATCTCCGGGTAAATGCCCCAACCCTCTGTCTGCGCTTTCTACGATAGTTCTAACATAAAAAATATCCAAATCATTATTTTCATTAAAAAGCCTCAACGCGGAATACACTGACATAAATGTCTTTGAGCATCCTGCGGGGCCCGCTATAAACATTATTTTTGTTGTTTCGTCGAACGCTTTTCGTAAAAAATCTTTTTGTTTATCTGTTAAATCAAAATGTTTAAAGTTTAATTTATACTTGCTTTCTATTATCGGCAAAATTTTTTCCGTCACTTTAGGTTTCTTACGCCTAGTTGCCATATGTTATTAATGATTACACTTATTAGAGCACGTGGCACTTTTTTAGTGTAAAATTTGGTGAATCTTTTTACCATAGGTAACGTTAAAATATATTGTGCTCACAAAAACCCTGACTGCGGCGAAAGCAACCAGAGGGTTCACTTTAATTGAACTTCTTGTTGTCATAGCCATTATTGCGATCTTAGCAGCTCTTCTGCTGCCTGCTCTAGCGTCAGCCAAACAAACCGGCTGGCAGGCCGCATGCATCAACAATCAACGACAACTTAACCTCGCTTACGCAGAGTTCGCTGGAGACCACGAAAACAGGTTTCCTTACGCCTCAGCTTGGGCTGGTGAGCCTACCGGCATGTGG